ACTAGTTGGAAAAGCAAAAGACAAATATAACTTCGTAGAACAAGGAAATATTAACCCCACCAAAACAGTATACTTAGGCGCAGATCTGAGCGCAACCACAAGCACAACGATCAACGAACTCCGACAGGCTATCGCAGTACAGCATATTCTGGAAAGAGATGCCAGAACGGGAAGCAGGTACAAAGAAATCTTACAGGGGGCCTGGGGGGTCACCTCGCCGGATGCACGACTTGACCGGAGCGAATACATCGGCGGATACAGACTGCCAATCAACATCAATCAGGTGGTACAGACCAGCTCGACCGACACCACAAGCCCGCAGGGCAACACTGGCGCATACAGCATGACAACCATGTCAAAAAAAATGTGCACCTACTCAGCTACAGAGCATGGCTACATCATCGGGCTCGCAGCAGTACGAGTAGAACACAGCTATCAGCAGGGCCTTGCACGGATGTGGACACGTAGCACCAGATTCAGCTACTATGACCCGATGCTTGCAAACCTCGGTGAACAAGCAGTGCTCAATCAAGAAATCTATGCACAAGGCAACGATCAGGATGAAGAAGTATTCGGCTATCAGGAAGCCTGGGCCGATTACAGGTACCGCACAAACATGGTAACCAGCGAAATGCGCAGCACCTACAAACAGACGCTGGATGCATGGCACTATGCAGACAAATACAACGAATTACCAAAACTAAGTGCAAGCTGGATTCTGGAAGATGATAAAAACATCAACCGAACGCTGGCAGTACAGAGCTCCAACAGCCATCAGTTTATCTGCAACTTCTACTTCGACCAGACGTGGACAAGACCTCTCCCGATCTACAGCATCCCGGGCCTGGAAACGATTTAAGGAGGGGACAAAATGGGCTTGTTTACAACACTCATGGGCGGATTGCAAATAGCAGGAATGCTATCAAGCATCTACTCAAACCTCAAAGGCAATTCATCCAGCGCAACCGGACAGAACACGATGAACAATACTATCACGAGTGGTACAGTCACAGGAAACAACGCTCAGACCACCACAGGAGCCGGAGGAAGTGTGCAGACAGGCAACACCTCAGCACTCGGAAACCTGCTATCCACGGCGCTAGGAACGCCTACAGGAAACAACAGTCAAACCGCAGCTGATTTCAACTTAGGCAGTGCAACAACAGCAAACGACCTGCAATCCAGTCAATGGAAACTCGGAAACATCATCAACTTAGGAGCAAGCTTAGCAACCAATGCGATGAGCGCAGCAAGCCAAAGCAGTGCAATGAGGTACAACGCAAAGGAAGCACAGCTACAAAGAGACTGGGAGGAGCGGATGAGCTCAACAGCTTATCAAAGAGGCGTGAAAGACCTCAAAGCAGCAGGGTTAAATCCTATCCTGGCAGCTTACAACGGATACGGTGCAAGTACACCGTCCGGAGGTTACGCATCAGTGGGCGGAGGTCAAACCTACAGCCATACACAAGCAATGGCCATTCCAGCAGCCAAAACGGCAACAATGCAGGCCATGTATGATTATGGCAACAACACAGCACAGGTACTGACGAACATGCAAGCAGCGATCAACAGCGCCAAACAGTCAAATGACTACTGGACAGCAGAACAGCTGCAAGGCATGATGAGCCAGATCACAGACACCAGCGCAAGACAGGTGGGCCAGCTGAGCAAAACAGAGCGGAACCAGTACAGCGAAGAAAAACAGAGCAAAGAAACTGAGGTATCCGGCAAAATTGAGGGCAAAATAAAACACTAATTGACAGGAAAGAACAGGAGGTGTATAATATGAGTGTACTAATCACACACTTCATCTAGGAGGCACAACATGAGAAGTCAAGTAGTCAAACGTGTAAACATCAATCTGACACAAAAAGAGATTAAATCACTTGAATACATCAAAACATGTAATCTTGAAAATACACGATACACCGAAAGCGATATCATCCGAGACGCAATAAACATGTATGCGGAAACAATGGGCTTGCAGAATTAGAAACGAACATGGACGGGGAGACCCGTCCAGTTCTGCAACATCTGTCCATGGGTTTTTTTGGGCAAGAGCTAAATTTTCTGTCAATGGGCCCCAATAACATCAAGAGGGTTATTGGGGCCCATTGAAAAGGAGGTGCAACGAAACAATATGGCATGTACAAGACCGCTCGTAAGAATACCGACCAAAAGCGGAGAGTACCGCATAGTCAGCCTGAAAGGGTACATAGAGAGCACCGGCTTATACCTAAGCCAGAATGCAGACAAAAAGACTCAAGCCAGAAACGAAAAAAAAATCAAAGAGCTTCTGAAAAACCAGGATGCACAGCTTCTACCATGCGGTCACTGTCCAGCTTGCAAAATGGCAGCGGCCAGCAGCTGGGCAAACAGAATGGAACTGGAACTACCATATCATGAAAATGCATGGTTCATTACATTGACATACGATGAAGAACATATACCACTTCGAGCAGTATGGAGCGAGGAAACAGGCGAAATCTACACCGAGAACTACTCGCTCAGATATGAGGACATGCAAAAATTTTGGAAACGGCTCAGAGATCACATCAGATACCATGAAAAAAGCTGTGGTCAACTGATGTACTTTCAATGTGGTGAATACGGTGGAAAAACACACAGGCCACATTATCATGCGATCGTATATGATCTCCCGATAAAAAAAGAAGAATTAAAAATTTACAAAAAGAAAAACGGCGCAGTGTATTACAATGTAGATTGGATCACAAAATTGTGGGGTTTGGGTTATGTTGTCATTGCTCCGGCAGAATGGAAAGCAATGGCATATACAGCCAGATACACCACAAAAAAAGTATATGGAAAGGAGGGCAAAGAATTTTATAACGAACTCGGGATTCTGCCAGAGAAATGCAACATGAGCAAAAGACCAGCAATTGGAGCGAGATATTTTGAAGAACACAGCAAAGAGATCTACGAAAATGATAAGATTCAACTGAAAAATGGAAAAGTATGCAAACCGCCACGATATTTCGACAAGCTGTATGATGCACAATGCCTAAGAAAACCACTCTCGGAATCAGAAGTGGAAGATATTGAGCTGATAACAGAAAAAGCCGAGTCCGATGAACTTAAAGCGATAAAAAGAAAGCGTCGTAAACTCGCAAATGACGCACTCTTCGCTAAGCTCAAACAGAACAACGGCTTAACTCTACAAGAATATTATAACAAGGAAGAACAACTAATTCAAGACAAATTCAAAAAACTGATAAGGAACGAAATATAAGGAACGGCGATTAAAGGCGCAATCCGGATGCAGAACTCTGGGTTGCGCCTTGCTTTTCATACGGCACGGGGCAACCGTGCCTAGCGCAAGGCCTCAAACAAAAGCCTTGCAATTTTTTTTTTTTTGATAAAATAAAAACGAAAGGGGGAAAAAAAATGTGAAAATTTACAGAATGCACAACGACAGAAACGGAAAAGTGACAGAAAATTTTAAGGTCAGGGAATATGCCTGTAAAGATGGCAGCGACCTGGTGCTGATAGCAGATGAACTAGCAGAGCTGCTACAGGAAATCCGAAACAGACTCGGAGTGCTGTACATCAACTCAGGGTTCAGAACCGAAAAATGGAATGAAAAAGTAGGCGGAAAGCCTTACAGTTACCATCTGGCAGGAATGGCAGCGGACATCTGGGTAAAAAATGTAAGTCCGAAAAAAGTGGCTCAGACAGCAAGCGAAATCCTCGACACACACGGAGGAGTGATCTTATACACAAACTTTGTGCATGTCGATGTAAGAAAAGACTTTTACAGAAAGGGGGTATAACCAATGATTACTTTGAAAGACGTCAGAGGGATTTTTAATCAGCTTCGGAAAATCCTAGCCATGCTGGACAAAATCTATCACGCAATGGGACTCGATAAGGAGGAGTAAAAATGGCACACAGAATGCCCGTAAATCCGAAAAAGGATAAGAAAATCTTCACCAACACGGCAAAGAAGACGAAAAAAATCAATATCAACCCGAAACCGTCTCGGGGTGGTATCCGACTGTAAGGAGGAAAAACCATGATTTTTCAGGTATATGCAGTAAAAGACGAACTGGCCGGCACTTTCGGCAATCTGATGGTGGTCAACGAAAAGGTGGCAGCACGCACCTTTAAGTGGATGGCACAGGAGATGGAAAAGAGCGACACGGAAGACAAACGGGTCTATCTGATGGCCCAGTACGACAACGAGAGCGGCCAGATCGTGCCGATCGGCATTCCGGAAATGGCCTATAACCTCGAAATCATGAAAAAGGAGCAGGAAAATGGCAGTAAGAATCTTTAAGCCATACGAAGACGAAAAACCACCGGCACTGTTCAACGATCCAGGCAGCATCATGGAACCGCAATATAAAGAACGGTATGATGAAAGAGGCGTGGCATACCTCGAAAAAGTGGGCGAAGTCAACACCTACGAAAAAATCCAAAGTTACCGGGATGAATGTGACGTTATGAGCATCCTCAGCCGATACGCAGCGGGAGATCAGACTGTCCTTGCAACACCAGGCTGGTACATCGACACCAGCAAACTGCCGAACAGCTACACAGAATACATGAACCTCATGAACGAGCAGCGAGAAAAATTCGAAAAACTGCCGCTCAACATCCGGGCAGCGTTCGGAATGTCCTTTGAAAAGTGGGCAGCGACCGCAGGTGATGAAAACTGGATGAAAGCCATGGGCTTTGAAAAAAAGCAAAATGCACAAAAAGAAACCGCTGCAGCAACGGAAGAAGTTGTGCAGAAAGGAGAAAATAAATGAACCGAAACAGTGAACAGCACTATGCACAAGTACCACGAGCAGAAATCCGGAGATCACGATTCAAACGAGATTTTAATTTGCTGACGACAATCAACGAGGGCGATCTGGTGCCGATCTACTGTGATGAAGTGTTGCCGGGCGATACCGCAAAAATCAACATGAACGCACTCATGAGAATGAGTACACCACTCTATCCGGTCATGGATAACTGCAACTGCGACTTTTACTTCTTCTTCGTGCCGGCACGTCTGCTGTGGGACCACTTTGAAAACCTCATGGGACAGAACGATTCATCGTACTGGGCAGAACCAGTAGAATACACAACTCCGCAAGTAACAAGCCAAACAGGTTGGGAAGAAGGAACAATCGCAGATTATATGGGAATTCCAACCAACATAAAAAACATATCAGTAAACGCTATGCCATTCAGAGCATATACAAAAATATGGAACGAATGGTTTAGAGACGAAAACTTGCAGCAGCCATCAAATCTAGACACAAGTGACAAAACACACACATATAGCCAAAACATAGAAGAAGACAAAAAAGAAATCAAAAGAGCGCAAATCGGAGGAAAACCGCTCAAAGTATGCAAATACAAAGACTACTTCACAAGCTGCCTGCCGAGCCCTCAGAAAGGCGAAGCAGTGAAACTGCCACTGACAGGTAACGCACCAATCAGAACATACACTGATAAAGAAATGACAAAACAAGCGGCCGCAATCGGAAACCCGGAAATATACTACTCGCCATGGACATGGGGAGGCACAGAAGCAAACCTCGAACAGACCTACGACTTAGACGATATCCCAAAATTCCAAAGCAAACTAGTTGGAAAAGCAAAAGACAAATATAACTTCGTAGAACAAGGAAATATTAACCCCACCAAAACAGTATACTTAGGCGCAGATCTGAGCGCAACCAC